AAGCTAAATATGGTTATGGTTTTTGTAACCAATTTTTTTTATAATTCTATAAAAAAACTTTCTTTATTTGTTTCAGAGGCTAATTGCCTGAACGACCAATACAAGTCGTAATCAAAGCAATCAGATAGGTGGGTTGCATGTTCTTGTGGGATTATTGTCGAGCGTTCGCTTGATTTGTTTTTCTCAAAACCTAATCCTTTTTGTTTAATCTCTGCATTCTCAAGACTGATGATAAGTTCTTGGCAGTTATATTTGTTAATCCTTACTCTTGGTGTTCTGGGATTTGTTTCAGCTAAAATGTTATTTATAACTCTAAACTTATCTGAATGGTCTGGATTGTTTGCTCTTAAAGTATTGTTTATTGTTTTCCAACCATTTTTTTTAAAGATGGCAATAGCATCATCAGCATAGTTTGTTTTACTATTGCCCAAGGCTTTGAAGCCTTCTTTGTCGTGAATTAAATAAACTATTTTCGTTGGATGATCTTCATAATAATCACAAAAGTCTTGCACCAACTCTTGGATGATCTTTGGGTTTTTCACAAATAAATTCTTTAAATACCTCACCTCATTGGTGCTTTTAATATGTTGGCGAACCAACATCGAATTGATTCTACCACCAAAGTCCATAGACACATGCAATGGTAGGTTTCTCACAACATCCACATCTGCATCATAATTAGAGAATCTATTACTCAAACTTTCCACATCAGACTCCGATAAAACATTTTGGTAGTAGTGTATCTTGTGGTTGAGTTTAGGGTAGAATCCATCCCTCACGCTTCTTGGCCGAATGTTTAATATCTCTGCCTCATAATGAATTTTAGAAACCGCATTCCTTTTCATTCGGTTAAACCAATTGGGCTCTAAGTTTGCTTTGTTTATATAGGCGTTGGCTTTTATGAATGCGATGCTTTTGTCATTTACTGCTTCTTTTTCTATATCAGTAAACCATCTACCCTCCATGGTTAGTGGAGTAGAAGAGGCGTATATCTCGGCATTAAGCAAAGAACATTCCTTGAAGTCAGCTTTGATTGCCCTATTGGTTGTTTGCACATTATTAAACAATCTTTCCTGATTAAGTAGTGCTGCCTCATCTCCTATTACAACATAAGAATTTATTCCCCTTCCACCATCCTTTTGGTCTAACGAAACCATCAACCAAACAAAGCCGTTATAAAAATGAATCGCATTATACCATCGGTTCGGTGCTTGAAATGGCATCTCAAAACCAAGACTTTTGCCTGATCGACCCACGACAAAATGGACATCTTCATACAAACCAAACAATTCCAACCCTTCTTTGGTTGATGGCAATGTTCTTGTAACTACCTGTGTAAAGGTTTCGCCTACCAATATTCCTGTAGCTCTAGGCATTTGGTCAACAGCTTTTCTCATAAACCAAGCCAAAACAGTAGATTTACCAGCTCCACGGCCCCATTCTAAATAAATGTTTTTCCTACCGTGTTCATTGGCTTGAATGGCCGACATCTGAGCCAAATTAAGGTTAATGCCTTTTTTATATATCTTCATAATTTACATCCTCTACAGAATTCAAATCAATAACACCCGAATCGTCCAATACTCGTTTAAAGGTTTTGGCTGCATCTCTAGACAATTTTATTTCGTAGGCTCTGTCTTTTAATAATTCTACATTAAACACATTTTCATCAGAGTTTACTTCCGTTACTCTTTCATAATTTTCCAATGCTCTATTGGCCGCATTCAAATCTCCTTTTTTTAAAGACAATTGATAAAGTGTCCAGTAGTTCTCTGCCAATACCATCCGTTCTGCCGCTTTGTGAACCTTATCCATATCGCCAAACAATTCCATCGAAAGGTTATAAATCTTGTAAGCCGCCCTTTCTCCAATCTCAGAATACTCATCTTGTAATTTTTTTAATGCTTGAGCCTTTGAATATTTATTTCTAAGTCTCAACGCAAATACAAATTGGGCTTTTTCCAACTGGCTTTTGTCTCTTTCAGTCAAAACAATCCTATCATCATTTTCGTTGAGATAATAAGCCTTGAGTTTATCCAGTGTAGTGGCAAAATTCAAAACCATTACATCTTGCATAGATTTTCTTTTCATGCTAAATATTTATTTCTCTCTTCAACGCCAAGCTCTATATTGTTTTTGAATATTTTAAAAGGCAGATCATTGTTGTTCATATAAGTGATGTATCTCCTAATAATCACATCTACATATTTTGGATCATTTTCACAAACAATTGAATTTCGGTTAAGTTTTTCAGAGGCAATTAGCGTGGTGCCTGATCCTGCAAAAACATCTAAAACAGTATCGTTTTTTTTAGAGGAATTATTAATCAAATATTCAAATAGTTCCAAAGGCTTAATGGTTGGGTGCTCTTGGTTCACTAATGGTTTGTCAAACAATAATACTGTGCTTTGTTTTCTATCAGAATACCATTTGTGTTTCATACCCTCAATCCACCCATAACCTATTTTATCAAAAGTCAGATTCTCTTTATCAACCTCTCCATATAAACAAGGTTCATGCTGATTGTGGTAATCGTTTCTACTCAAAACAAAATGATTTTTAACCCAAACCAATTCTTGCGAAAATTTAAATCCAGCATTCTGAAATGCCTTTCTAAAATTAACTACCTCAGTAGAGGAATAAAAAACATAGACACCACATCCTTTTTCAATGATATTGAACATGTTTTTAAAAGCCTTTAGTAAAAAGTCGTAAAAATCTTCTTTACTTAAATTATCATTATTGATAGACAAAGCGTCTTTGGTTCCTCCTTTGTAATTAACATTGTATGGAGGGTCAGTAATAATTAGGTTTGCTTTTTTATCTTTAAAACAAGTAGTTTCAAGTTGCGTGGAATCAAAACAACCTATTTCGTGCGTAAGCCCTTTATTTACAGATATTATTTTAAAAAAATCGTTAGGGTTTGAAATCGGGTTTATTGGTAATTCTGTGTCAAAAACTCCTTCTTCTTCCTTGTTTTTTAAATCTAATTTAGAAATCTCTAACAAATCGGCTTCATCCATTCCCAATCCTTCAAAATCAACCTCATTAAAAAACTCATCAAGCATTTCATAATCCCAATCACCCACATTGATATTTGAAGTAAGGTTGTACTCTTTAAACTCCAACTCTGTCAATTGTCGATTAGGTACTCTTACATCTATTAACTCTTCGCCTCTCCCTGCTTCGAGTAATAAACAAACACGCTGATGGCCACCAATAATGGTGTTGTCTAAATTTACGGCAGGTATTTCTGCTAAGTTAAATTTCGCTAAACTTCTTCTCAGCTTTTCTTTTTTCTCTTCGCTTAATTTCCTCGGATTGTATTCATAAGGAATAAGTTCTTTTACCTTTCTTTTTTGGGTTTCCCAAACCAATGGTTGTTCTTCAATTTGCATCTTGTATAATTTTATTTAAAGTTTGTATCGAGTTTTCCAGCACCACCAACTCTTCCTTTTTTTTATCTAGTTGGTATTGTCTCAAATCCTTTTCTTTTTCTTTCAAATGCAACAATTCTTCAGTCATCATTGCAATCGTTTTTTTTCTTTTCACCACCCGAGAATAAAGTAATGCCCTTTCTTTTATGGCTTTGTTTAGCGTAATTCCCTCATAATTCTCTACTGTTTCCGAGGGTAAAAACCGCCTATTTTCTTTCCAATAATCTATTTTCGCCCATGCCATATCAATCTCTTGCCACAAACGAAACATTTCAAGCTGCATGGTCAAAGCCTTTTCCTCCTCATTTTCTGATAGTTCATTTAACTGCATTTTCAAAACACATACCTTATTAAATGCGTTTTTTCTATGCTCGACCACGGGCCATAGTTGGCTTGGCAATTCTGCCAATTCTCTTTTCCAATGTTTATCTGCTTGGGTTGGTTGCTCAGCGGTTGCCGTTGGTTTCACTTCAACCAATGGTTTAGGCAAAACCTCTTTTTTTTTGTTTTTTAGGTTGGCTTTGTGCAACTCTGCCAATAAAACCAATCGGTTTGCCTCCGTTGGACTATTTTTTAATGATTTAATCAGCGATTGGTTGTCGCTTATCCTCGACAGCAACAACAAACCCTCTTCATAATCTCGCCCCAACTGATTCCAACTATTAAAATCCATACGATAAAAAAAGCCATCGTTTCCAATGGCTTTGATTTGTTTAAAAATAAAATTACAACTTCTGTGTGATAGACAATTTCGCCAATCTGCTCTCAACTGCCTCTTGCACCAACTTGTCCTTGGGTTTACTATCTCTAATAATAACAAGTTGGTCTTTCCGTTCTTCCTTCTCTATTTTGGCAAGTAAATCTTGTGTTTTCACATCTTTGAGTATTTCTATCGCCTCTTTTTTTAAAAAAAGAAACGGAAATCCATCTAGCCATAATTTTAGAGAATTAGCAGGTAGCACAGCTCTTGTGTCCACCTTATCTCCGTTTGGCATTATCCAAGCCGATTTTAGCGGTGCGTCAAAATATTTATTCATCAGTAATAAATTAAGGGATTACTGGTGTTGGCTCTATTTGAATGGCAGCAGAATAAAAATACACTTTTGAGTTGGCAGAAATTTTAAGCGTGGTTCCCACATTGTCTTCTCCTGCTTTTCCCGATTTATAAGAAGCATCTTCAATGTATGCTGGATTGTTTTTTGTGCCAATAATAAGCGTATCGCCGTCTCTGTTTTTTACCACAAAAACCATTGGCTCATTTTTATATCCATCCATAAATCCCAATTGTTTTGGACTTGTGCCTGGAATGAATAAATCGGCCATCGTTTGCCATTTTTTATTCCCTTTTTTACCCACCAATTTAGACTCCAATTCGTTTTCATCCACCATGGCTTGAATTTTTGCAAATCGACCACCAACATTAAATGAAATGACTGCTGAAATTTTCATTCGTTCCTCTAGCGTAGAGGCGGCAGTTAAAAGTGGCAAAGTCAAAGCGTTTACTGCACTCAGTCGAGTGTAATACAATTCAACTTCTGATAATCCTGGTTGGTTCTCGGCGTTAGGGCAATATTCTATATTCTCTAACTTTAATGTGTCTATACAATTTGACATGACTTATTTTTTTATTTGTTGTTTAATTAAACTTGAATTTCCTTTGATTAACAATTCCAAAGCAATCTCATCTTCCATCCATTCTTCCAACGATTTGTATTCATCATTGAATCGAAAACCCTCTCCAGCATCAGCCGTAAAAGAATATTGTTTGCCTTGAAAATCAAAAACATTTTTTTTCTCTTCTTGTGGTTCAATAGACTCTTCTAAAGAGTCTGATTGATTTTTCTTTGTTGCCATTTTTTAGCTATGTAAGTTTTTATCGTTTGGATAATACAATTTGTTCAAAGCAACAGAACCTAAACCAGGATTCACATTTGTTGTTGTAGATACAATTGCCAACTCATTTATGCCAAAGTCATAACCAAGCGTAAACTCGCCAAAGATTTTAATCTTATAGTCTTGTTTTTGCACATCGGTTATCGTGGCTGGATTGTCAATCAAATCAACCAACTTCATCAAGTTTCCGTCAACAAAAGTGGCAAGAGTTCCGTCGGTCATTCCGTTGATTGGAACTAACTCTCTTTTACCCAAACGGCTATACAATTTGTTGTTGTCTGTGTAGTTCACATTTTTGCCAAATTGGTCTTCATACGCCAAAATATAGCGTTCAAAATCATTTGCCGACAAAAATATTCTAGTAATCATGGAAGCGTAAGTTTTGGGCAACTTTCTTTCAAAAGAGGTAATCTCTGCCACAATGTTAGAGTCTGTAATGGCGTTGATTGGGATTTTGAAAATAGGATTGTTTGCATTGGCAAAAGCATTCACAAGAATCTGATTCCATCCGTCCATTGAAGCACCAAAAACCAAGTTGTTTGCATTAACCAAGTTATACACTCCGTTGATGCTCAAATAATCTACATCCGAAATAATTTTTTGGTTCAATACATCCATAATGTGTTTAGAAATAGATTTGTCTTTTAAATCCTTTCCTTCTTC